ACCGGTGGGCCGAAGGGATGACGGAAGAAAGTTGGAACGGTGGCGAGGTGGTGAGGGTTCAAACAGCGTTGCGAACCAGAATGCCCAGTGCGCGCAGTTGGGCAATGGCAGTCGCCTTATGCTCCGCCGTGATAGCCGCCGGCCAGATCAGCGCATCCCGGAAGACGATGGCGTGGCGAACCACCACCAGGGCATCGGGGTTGTCAGCAGCAGTGGCGTCGCAATCGTTGAGAAGCACACCCGTGGCTTCCACCAGCGAGCCGGTATCGGCCGGATCGAGCGGGGCGATCTTGCCAGTGGCCGTATCGGTGGCGACCACGGTGCCAAGCATCAGGTTGTGGCCAGCAGCGAGCGTGGCGCGCTCACGGGAATAGCGGTTCTCGCCTTCGAAACGCAGCAGGTCGGCGAGATCGTTGACTTGGGTAATGACAGACATGGGGGATTTCCTTTCTTAGGCGGTGCCAGTGAGTTTCTTGACGGCGGCAACGATCGGCGGGGCTTCGGCGTGACTGGGTACAGCGGTACCCGCCTCAGCAGTGATGGTCGATCGAATCTCGGTCGCTTCAGCGTGGGTGGCACGCGCATCGATGAGTACGCGGCGCACCTCGGACTGCGACTTGCCCGCTGCGATGAATTCAGCGGCACGCTCAGGACAACCGGCGAGCATGCAAATTTCGGCAATGGCCTGCGCGGTTTGGGTGACATCACGTTTGGCCTCGGCCATGGCTTGCGCCAGTTGCACAGCAGCTTCGTCGCCACCGGGAATATTGATGGCTTGCTCTTCACTCATGTTCAGATCCTTTCTCGGATTAGCCGTCTCAGTACGGAAGACGCCCCGCACCTGAGACGGCGACTGGGTAAGGGCGTTTTGGGAGGCGTTTTTTGGGGCGTTAAGAAACAAGTGGAATTCGGTGAGGGTGGCGTCCAGGGTCTGGACACCATCGGCAAGCCCCTGGGCTACGGCATTGCTTCCGAAATAGAGTCCAGCTTCGGTCGCGCGCACGGCATCGAGATCCAGCGTGCGCATGGCCGCGACGTGTTCAGTGAAGATCGCGTAGAGCCGGTCGACTTCACTTTGCAGTTCCGACTTGGCTGCATCCGACAAGGGTTCGTGCGGCGAGTAGTCGTTCTTGTGCGCGCCGGCGGTGATGGCCGTGTAGCGGTAGCCGTCGTTGGCATCCTTGATCGACTGGTCGACATGCAGCGCGATGACCCCAATCGACCCGACGCCACCGGTTTCGGTGACGAACAGGCGCTGGGCACTGGCAGCAATCGCATAGGCGGCTGAGTACGCCGCATCGTTGGCGACGGCCCAGACGGGCTTGATGGCGGCTGCCTCGCGCACGCGGCGGGCCAATTCGAAACTGCCCGAGGCTTCACCGCCCGGGGAATCGATGTCGAGCAGGATGCCGCTGACCATCGGATCGGCAACGGCCGCATCCAGCATCGCAGCAATCTCGTTGTAGGACGTCAGGCCTGAGGCGGCTTCCATGCCTAGTGAGCGCTTGACGAGCGTTCCCAGAATGGGAATGACAGCAATCCCGGTGGGCGAAGCGGTAGCGGGTTTCAGCGCCGGCAAGGCCAGGTCCACCGCCGGGGGTGTAACGCTCAGACGCTCACCCATCACCGCCAGAATGACGTCGAGTTTGGCGCGATGGACGAGCAAGGGCGTCCCGAACAGGCGGGAAACGAGGTGAGGCAGCATGAACTACTCCAGAGAGGTATCAGTTGAGAGATCGGACAGCGTGGTATCGCTGGCCGGTGGTAATGGGGTCGTCAGGGGTTGGTCGTAACGGGGATCCGAATCGAAGACCAAACCCAAGTCATCGGCTCGGGCGTTGTCAGCGGCAATCTCACGATCGACATCCTCCGCGTCATAGCCATTACCGGAGATCGCTTCCGACCGGCTCATGAGGCCCGCGCGAATCGCCAACTTCATCGCGTTGTATTCCTTCTGCGGATCCACCCATTTCCAGCCCTGCGGAATCCACTTGGCAGCTTGGTACTGGCGTTGGTTCTTTCGATAGGCGGGCAAGTCGAGGACTCCTTCGAGCACCGCCTGGTCCATCCAGGCACGCCAGATCGGGCGGCACAGCTGGTGCACGATCACGCCGTGCTGCAAGGCTTCGCAGCGGCGACGGAATTCCAGCAGGCCCGCTCGAATCGACGAGTAGTTCACTTGCGTCAGGTCCCCCGTGAGCATCTCGTAGGTGATGCCCATGGCAGCGGCCACCGCGCGGAACTGCTGGCGCATGAATTCCGCATACGACGATCCCACATCGGCAGGCGCTGAGAACTTGATGTCTTCGCCTGGCTCCAGGATCTGCAGCGTGCCTGGCTCCATGCCCGCGAGCGCCACCCCGTTGCCATCGGCTGCTGACTCGCCCATCAGGTTGTCTTCTGGGGCCAGGCGGGTGATGAAGCCGGCAAACATCGCAGCGGTCTTCTTCCTGACCAGTTCGGCGTCGTCGTATTGGTCCAGCTCGTTCAACTTGACCAATGCGCGCGTCAGCCACGGCTCGCCCCGTATTTGGCCAGGGCGCAAGGGGCGGAACAGGTGAATCACCTCGCTGGCGTCGATTCGCACAGTCTCCATGCCACCACCGCCAGCATTGCTGGACATCGGGGCCAGCAAGCCATCGTTGGGGTGCGAGCGATACAGGTGATAAGCCACCCGACGACCCAGACGGTCGAACTCGATGCCAGCGCGAATGACGTTGCCACCCGGCAAATCCCGGTTCATGGTGGTTGGCAGGTGCTCGGCTTCCAGCACCTGGATCTGCAGCGCCACCGGCAGACCATCTTCGGTGCGGCGGTAACGCAATCGGATCAAGGCCTCGCCGCCTTCGAGCATGGCTCGCGTGGCCAGGGCCTGCAGGCCGTAGAAGTCGGTAAGGCCTGCGGCATCGGCCTGTTCACACCAGTCCCACCACAGGCTGTGGATCGCCTCGCGCGTGGTCTGGTCCTGCACCATGCTCTGCGGCTTGATGCCTGTGCCGATCGCGTTGGCCACAAAGGCTTCGATGCCGGCGGCAGCCCAGGCGTTGCGCCTGACCAGATCACGGCTTTTGGCGCGCAGTTCGTCTTGGGCCAGCGACAGGGCTGCCACGGCACCTGGGTTGCTGGGCATCCAGGCCAGCGCCCGACGACCACCACCGACACCGTCATAGACCGGCGTGCCACCGAACATGCGGCGACGCAGGTTTTTGAGCCAGGCCATCAGAGCGCCTTGCTGCTGGTCACGCGGATCTGGCGTGACTTCGGTGCACAGGACTCACGTGCCACGGTGGCTTCGACTTCGGCGATTGCCGCTTTGAGATCGGCCACGCTGCGGTATTCGATGCTCTTGCCCTCGTAGGTCACGCGGTGCTCACCGCTGGCCAGGGCTTCACGCAGGGCCTGCAGGTGTTCAGGGGTATAGGTCATGTCAGGTCATCCATCGACTGCGCACCACTCGGCGCGTAGCCGGTGTCGTGCTGCCAGAAGTGCTGAGGCCACCGTTGAACTTCTGCTCTTGGGTGGCCTCGGGGGTGTCGGTCAGAGGGACACCGGTGGGTGGATCAATACCCGCCGATTTCTCGCCGAGTTGTTTTTCCAATTCGAGCCAGTGCCGGTCCTCGAACCGGTCCAGGCCGGCTGCAGCCGCAGCGGCTCTGGCGTAGACGTAGCAGTCCAGCGCCTCGTTGCGCTCACGCATCTTTTGCCACTCGCGGTGGGCAAAGCCGTTGCGGTCGCGTCGGGTGATCAGTTGCTCGGCGCACAGCTGCTGCAGGTATTCGGCATCGACCTTGGGCAGGTGCACGTAGCCCGCCGGATAGATCGGCGTGATGCCATCTTCGGCCACCTCGGCGCTTTTGCGCAGGTTGTTGTAGAACTCCAGCTTGGCAATGCCACCGGCCACCGGAAACACCTTGATGCCCCGGCGCAGCTTCTTGCCGCTGGCGGTGGCATCCACCGCCAGTGGCGTGCCAATCAGTGCAGCGCCACCCGCAATGCCCTTGATGGGCATGAGCCGGGTATCACGCACGCTGCGCACAATGGCATAGGCCTCCTGGGTGGCGTAGCCGGTGTCCAGAGCGATGCGCGCCAAGCTCAGCTGACAGCCACTGCGGTGGGTCCAGGTTTCGCCCATCAGCTTGGCGAGAGTCGACCAGACCTCGGTGCGTGCCGTGTCCCCCATCAGCACCCGGTGTTCCACCAGCCACGATGCCTTGCCGCGACCGAAAGCCCAGACCGAGACTTCGATCCGGTCCTTCTGCACGTCGGCGCCGGCGGTCAGTAGCAAACCGCCCGCGGGCACGGTGCCGACGCGGTAATCTTCCCGCCGCTCTAGCAGGCGCTGCCAATCGGGGGCTTCACCTTCCTCGACCCAGGTCTCACCCAGCTCGGTGTTCTTGAAGGTCTTGATGGCTGATGCCGATCGGGAGTCCGACATCGCAGCCGACTCCCACGCCCGGGCAATCTCGATCCAGCTGCGCCAGCCGACCGGGCTGTAGAGGCTGGAGAGATGGAATCCGGCGGTACGGCCAGCGTTTTCTGGGGCGCAGGCCTGCCACTGACCGTTTTCCAGCATCCAGCTTTTGTGGTGCTCGGCGATCGCTCCACCACAGGCTTCGCAGATGTAGGCCGCTGACTCTGGCTGGCCGCGCTCCCAGCGCAGTTGTTCAAACCGCAGCCACTGGCGGTGCGCGCAGTGCGGGCACGGCACGAAGTAGCGGCGCTGGTCTGACGCCTCAAACTCCCGATCCACCGCACTGGCCCCGGCAATGGTCGGGGTCGAGACGATCAGGATCTTGCGCCGGGCAAAGGTGCGGGTGCGAGCTTCGGCCAGTGAAATCGCATCGCCTTCACCTTCCACGTCCAGCGGGTAGCCATCGACCTCGTCGAGGAACAGGTAGCGCACCGGCATCGAACGCAAGCCCACCGCGCTGTTGGCGCCCGTCATCACCAGCACCCCGCCGTGGAACTCCTTGGCCAGGATGGTGTTGCCGGAATCGCGACTGCGCGCCGGTGCAATCCGCTCCTGGATGGCGGGGCTTTCTTCAATCAACGCGTCGATTCGTTGCTTCGAGGCCCGCTTAGCCATCTCCACTGTCGGCCACACCGCCATCATCGGTCCAGGTGCATGGTGGATCACGTAACCCACCCAGTTCAGGCCCAGCTCCGTGCCACCAACCTGCGCACCTTTCATGAACACCACCCGCTCGATCGGTGACATGGGCGACAAGCAATCCATGATCTCGCGCAGGTAAGGCGTGCGGCTGGTGCGCCAGCGCCCCGGCTCGGAAGCCGCCTTGCTGGAAAGCACCCGGTGTTTGTCCGCCCATTCGGAGACGGTCAGCAGCGGATCGGGCGTGAGGCCTTCACGCCAGGCACGCTCGATTGCGTCCCAGCCTTCGTAGTAGAGCTCGTCCATGTTCAATCTACCTTGGGCTGCAAGTCGCCCAGGTCCTGTAACTGTTGGCGCACAGCAGCGTCCAGAGCGACGTGCAGCACATGGGAATCCACACCCAGGCCTGCCGCCATCTGCGCCGAGATCCGCGCTGGCCAGTTGAGCCAGGCATCGCGCTCAGCCCGGGCCAGCTTGAACACGTGTGCCACGGCCTGCGAGCGGTCGACCAGCTCACCTTTGAGGCGAGCCAGGCGAACCTTGTTGGTCTGCGCCTTGACGACTTCGTTGACGGTGCGCGCCTGCAACAGCGACGTACCGCCGGTAGAGAGCGCCGGCGTCGGTGGTTCAGCGACATCACGCTGCGGACGGCTGCTGGCAGATGCGGATGCTTGCGGAATCGTGCGGACTGCTGCTGCGGCAGTCTGCGGCGCTTCTTGGGGCTCGGCCGCTACTGACCGCCTGGTCGGCGTGGTGTTGGCCGCCCACTGGGCATCGGCCGCCAACGGATCGATCGTGCCATCCGGCAAAGGCGTGATGCGCCCCGTGTCGATGGCCTTCTTGACGGCCACGTGCGACACGCCTCGGTGGCGCGCGTAGGCGCGAATGGACAGTCCCATGTGTAGATCGACTCAGTGCAAGTGTGGGTGGCCTCCTGGATGCGGTTGGTCAGGCAAAGGCGAGTGAATCACCCGGGATTAAAAAGCGCTTGGCTTCTGTGGCGCACAGCGCGTGAATGCGGATGTCGATTGACAAGCAACCCACCACCAAGGAGCCCCCAATGGCCAAGAAGATGTCCCCCACCGCACTGTCCCCCGACGAGATCGAACTGTTGTTCGAATCGATTGCCATGGACCACCTGTTCATCGAAACCCTGCAGACCCGCCACCGCGACAGCCTGGACTTCCACGATGTCAGCGTCTGGGGTGTGAAGAGCGCCTTGCAAGCCGCGTTTGACGCAGGCCTGCGGGCAGCAGGGGGTACGCCCAAGCAACCGGTGCACCGCAGCCGAAAGGCCAACGGAACAAATCCCACCAACGGCAGCGCCGCCGCCCTGCAAGCGTGAGGCAGCCATGGCAACGACACTCAACCCCAACCAACAGACCATCCTGGAGCGCGCCGTGCAAGACAACGCCGGCAAGATCGCCTGGTTCCCGGAGCACATCAAGGGCGGCGCCCGCGCCAAGGTGCTCGAGGGTCTGTTCAAACGCACCCTGATCACGCCCGACGGCGATGACTGGGTGGTCGCTGCCGAGGGCTACGACGCCCTGGGCCTGCCCCGGCCGGGCGCATTGCCACCGACCATCACGCTTGACGATCCGGCACTGGAGGCCGCCGTTGAGAGCGCCGAGGCGACTTGGCAGGCCCCTGCCAAACAGAAGCCCCTTCGCACCCGCGCGGACAGCAAGCAAGCGCTGGTCATTGGTCTGCTGCAGCGCCCCGAGGGCGCCACGATCGCGCAGATCATGGAGGCCACGGGGTGGCAACAGCACACGGTACGCGGCACCCTCGCGGGCACGCTCAAGAAGCGCCTGAGCCTGACCATCAACTCCAGCAAGGAGGCCGATGGTCAGCGCGTGTATCGCATAGCGGCCCAGACCGAATCGACCGCCAGCGAAGCGGAGGTCGCATGAACGCCACCCCAAGTACCGAACCGACTCAACCAGAAAGGCCCGCCGTGCCCAGCATGACCATCACGATAAAACGCACGCCCATGACCCTCCAGTGGGAGGGCCAGGACATTCAAGTCGAACAACTCGGCATCCGGTTGCCGTTCGCGCGCAAGCCAGCGGACCTCAAGGACATGAGCGCCAGCGGCGACTACGTGGTCTACGTGACCGAGACCCGGACCATGACCCCGGAAGAGTTCGATAGCTTTGTCGCCAACCTGCTGGTCTCGCGCGACTGGCTGGCCGGCAAGGGCGGGTATGTGGGTCATGGGCGCCTGTGCGTGGAAGTCCACGCCCCCGGTCGCCCATATCTGTATGTCGATCCGTCGGGTGGGGACTACGCGCGCTACGCCGCCAGGATTGGGTAGTGGCTCTACCGCCACGCTGTGCATCTTCTTCGGGTGAAGCCTTGGCTTCCTGATGGAACAGCGCGTGAATGGAGTGATCGCCAACACAGTCATGGAGCCAACGATGACCACCACCCAGCAAGCACAGATTCCCGCCACCATGAACGAAGCCTGGGGCTTCTGGGGGTCGATGAATGAACGGGCTGAAACAGCCTGGCCAATCGCGATGACCGCGATTTCGGACGCCACTTACCAGCCCCTTGAATCGGTGCGCGCCTTCCTCGACAGCCGCCACGGTCGCCACTTTGCCGACGACGTCCTGAACGAACTGTACGCAGGCGCCAACCTACATGACGCAATCCACGCCGCCACCCAACGCTGGATGGGCTGGACCATCGGTCGCCAGACCAGCAAGCAATGCGGTATCCCCAAGGGGCTGCCTTACCTCACCGGGTTTGTGATTCACTGCGAGATTGTCGAAGAGGCCATGGCCGACTGACGCACCCGCAGGGCTTCGAAGCCCCGGCGCAGTGCGTAGCTGCGCACGATGGACACGACCGTGAAGATCAGGCCGATCAACAGGTTCTCGGTAACGGTCACGGCCAGACCGAATAACGGAAACACCGCCATCTGCGTGGCCACCGCTACGCCATACCCCACCAGCACATTGACCAATGACTCCACCAGAGACATCAGGCGCGACTGCTTCATGCGTTAACCTGCGCTGAATCTACTAGGGTCGCCATGCCTGCCACTGCCGCCAGGTCGTTGAATTTGATCGCATCGGCTTCCCGGTAAGCCTCCTGTCCACTCCAGTCCTGCCATCGGCGCACGATCACGTCCACGTACTTGGGGTCAAGTTCGATCAGCCAGCCGCTGCGGCCGGACTTCTCTGCGGCGATGAGGGTGGTGCCCGAGCCACCAAAGGGATCGAGCACGATGTCACCCGGTCGGCTGGAGTTGCGGATCGCACGCTCGACCAGCTCCACCGGCTTCATGGTCGGGTGCAGATCGTTCTTCTGCGGCTTTTTGATGTTCCAGACATCGCCCTGATCGCGGTCACCGCACCAATGGCGGTTCTGCCCCTCGGGCCAGCCATAGAGGATGGGCTCGTACTGGCGCTGATAGTCGGCACGGCCGAGGGTAAAGGTGTTCTTGGCCCAGATGATGAAGGTCGACCACTTACCGCCGGCAGCCCGGAAAGCTTGCTGCAGCGTGTCCAGCTCGCTGGACGACATGGCAATGTAGGTGGCCCCGGCGCAGCGAGCCAGCATCGGGGTCAAGGCTGCGAGCAGAAAATCGTAGAAGCCATCGCCCAGGTTGTCGTTCAGGATCGGGCGGTCCTTGCCGCGCATCTTGTCCTTGGCGCTGTTGGCGTAGTCGACGTTGTACGGTGGATCGGTGAACACCATATCGGCCTGACCATCAGCCATCAGCGCGTCGTAGCTTGCCGGGTCGGTGGCATCCCCACACACCAGCCGGTGGTTGCCCAACTCCCAGACATCTCCCGGTCGGGAGATCGGCGTGACCGGCACCTCGGGAACGGCATCGTCGTCCGTCTGGCCATCGACCGTGGTTTCTTCACCAGCCATGATTTCAGCCAGAGCATCAGCATCAAAGCCGGTGATGTCCAGGTTGAAGCCATCCTCCTGCAAGGACTGCAGTTCGATGCGCAGCATGGCATCGTCCCAGCCGGCGTTCTCGGCAATGCGGTTGTCGGCAATGATCAGTGCACGTCGCTGGGTCGGGGTCAGGTGATCGAGGACAACCACCGGGACCGTGTCCAGGCCGAGCTTCCGGGCGGCGGCCAAGCGACCATGTCCTGCGACGATCACGCCATCAGACCCGGCCAGGATCGGGTTGGTGAAACCAAACTCGACGATGGAGGCGGCGATTTGCGCTACCTGCTCCTCGGAATGGGTGCGGGCATTGCGGGCGTAGGGCACCAGCTTTTCTGTCGACCAACGCTCAATGTGGGTGGAGAGCCAGGGTTCAGACATGGACTAACCCCGGCTCGTAGACCGTCTTGCCTTGCGTGAGCTTGGCAGTCAGCAATTGGGTGCGTTCGTTCGGCAAGGCCACCGCCAGATGCGCCCAGCGCCCGAACTCATGAATGATCTGGACGCAGGGAAGCTTCATCTGCTGCGCGGTCTGGCAGACCGCCAGCGGCGACAGACCCGGCACGATGAGATCGGCGGCGCGGCCCTGCATGTGGTGGCTGGTCTTGCTGCCACCGACGGCACGGTTGAGCACCAGCGACCGATACCCAGACGTAATGACCACCGGGCGTGCGAGCTTGATGCGCAAAGGCTGCAGCACCAACTGACACAGCCGACGCAGGTTCTCGATGCCCTCGGGCGAGGGCTCATTGGCAATGCCACGGCGAGCGGCGGTCTCTGAGACCAGAAACTCGGCCAGTTCGAAATGTTCAGATAGTTGCATTTTGTTCTCGTCGCTGCGCAGCGACGACCTCAAAGGGTTCGCCGGTGGTGGCCAGGGTGACAGGGACGCCGGGGAAGTTGGTTTGGAAACGGATCAGCGCCACATCGACGTACTCCGGCGCAATCTCGACGGCCCGACCGATGCGACCGGTGCGCTGCGCGGCCATCAGCGTGGTGCCGCTGCCGCCAAAGGGTTCGAAGACGATTTCGTCCTCCTGCGTGTAGGCCTCGATGACCTCCACAGGTAGCGTCACCGGGAAGACTGCGGGGTGGTCGATGTCCTGGCCGATCTTTCCCTTGTGGCGCATGACCCGGATCACCGAGTCGGGGATGCGGTGGTCCTGGGTGGGCTGGCCAGCGGCGGTCCAGCCGTTGACCTGGCCGTCCTTGCCGCGCATGGCGGTGGAAGAACCATCGGCGCGCAGGTGGGTTTCCTGGCCGGCGAACTTGCAGGGTACCGTCTTGTTGGGTTTGCGGGTCTGCCGGTTGAAGTGGAAGATGAATTCGAAACTCGGCGCTAGGCGTCCTTGCCAGTCCCCCGGCATTCCCGGACCCTGGTCCCAGACATACCAAGCGAAGCGCCGCCAGCCTTGGCTGCGCATCCAGGCAAGCCACTGGTCCCAATACGGGATGAACTCGTTGTCGCGATGGATCAGGCCGAGGTTGACCAGCACCTGGCCATCGGCCGCCATGGGCAGCTGCGCAAACACGCCGCGCATCAGGCCATCCCAGTCAGCAATGCCGCCGGAGGTGTAGTCACGCTGGTTGCCATAGGGTGGCGAGGTGAAGCACAGGCTCGCCTGCTCGCCCTGCATCAGGGTGGCGATGGCGGCCGGATCGGACGCGTCGCCGCAGATCTGGCGATGGGGGCCTAGCTGCCAGACATCGCCACGGCGGCTGATCGGTTGTTTGGGTGGCTCGGGGACATCGTCGTCCTCTTCGCTGGGTGCATCCTCCTCCGAGGCTTGCGCATCTGCGTCACCGAGATCAGCCAGCATCTTGGCCAGCTCGTCATCCTCGAAGCCAGTCAGCAACAGGTCGTATCCGGCCTCGGACAACTCTGCCAGTTCCAGTGCCAGCAGTTCATCGTCCCAGCCAGCGTCCAGGGCCAGGCGGTTGTCGGCAATCACGTAGGCGCGCTTCTGCGCTGGGCTCAAATGGCCAAGCTCAATGACCGGAACTTCGGCCAGTTCCAACTTGCGCGCCGCCGCCACGCGACCATGGCCCGCAATGATCCCGTTGCCGCCATCGACCAGGATGGGCTGGGTCCAGCCAAACTCCACGATGCTGGCCGCGATCTTGGCGATCTGGGCTGGCGAATGCGTACGCGGATTGCGCGCATACGGCAGCAGCGCATCGATCAGGCGGTATTCGATCTGCAGAGTTGGCGTCATGGAATTGAAAAACCCGCCGAGCGTTGCCGCCGGGCGGGTTGGAAATATTCAGGGGGTGGTAACTGTCAGGGCGGTGGTAACCACAGGCCGGTAACCTGGCTGGGTGGTAACCTGTTTTTCAGGGCAGTCGCTATCGAAATCTCGCGCTGTTGCCCCCCGCATACCCTCATGGGCAGGAAGGACCCATCAGATTTCCGCAGGGCTCCTCAATAGCCCTCTACGCATCAGCCATCAGCTGTACGTATCGATCTGCATCTGTTGCCATGACCATCGGCGATCAAACGATGTGCTCGTTGCTCACGCCGCTGTCCTGACCATAGCCGAAAATGTACCCCCGAATAGGGCAAAACGCGACAGGGGGTGTTTTGGCGTTTGCCATCAACAGTCCTCACCGTCCCGCAGTCACCCCTAACTTGCCCCAACTTCTATCAATGCCCCTTGTTCAGATGCAGAGTGACGAGATGGATGGCTGCGTCATAGCGCCGCTGCGCTGTACGAGCCGCACAAGCAAAGCGCCGACCAATCTGCTCCCATCGATACCGATTCGATCGCATCCACACCAGGTGGCGCTGCTCCACCTCAAGCCACAGCACCCAGCGGGAGACCTCCAACATGCGCTGCACCGCCTGTGGACTGGGCGGCATCGGCCGGTACAGCCGTTCGGGATCGGGATAGCGCTCAAGCACCTGCATGGCCAGCGTCATCCACGGGTTGAAGTAGCCGCCCGGACGGACACGGGGCAGCTTGTGTGCAGTCTCGGCAGCTTCCGCAAAGCGGGCGGCCACGTCATCAGCCGACCATTCGGTTCGAGTCTCAGTCATGGCGCTTCCCTCCATCCCCGTAGAGACGTTCACCCAGCCTGCGCACGAATTGTTTTTCCACCCAGTCCAGGCGCGCGTCTTCTTCCGACACCACCAGGATGTGGTCATTGCGCCAGCCTTCGCGTTTGACGGCATCCAGATCCGGCGTGGTCGGCTGCAGATTGCCCAGGGGGCAGCGGTAGCGGTATT